ATGGCTCATGATGTCCCTCTGGGATGCGCTCCGGATGAATATGATGATCTCATATCAGGAACTTGTTCGCACCTTCCCTAGGTGATCTGGTGAAAAATGAGCATAAACCATTGTCATTTTAATGTCTGAATGCCCCAGAATATCTCGCAGTACCAGTATGTTTCCGCCATTCATCATAAAGTGACTGGCGAAAGTATGACGCAACACATGGGTGCATTGACCCTCTGGCAAGTCGATTCCTGCGCGTTTCACTGCACGCTCAAAGGCTTTTCTGCATGGCGTGAATAGCTTCCCTCTGATTTTGGGGAGTTCGTCATACAGATCCTGAGATATCGGTACGGTTCGGTTTTTCTTGCCTTTGGTTTTGGTATAGGTGATCCGGTATTTTGACAACTGATGGCCCTGAAGGTTTTCGGCCTCACTCCAGCGTGCGCCGGTGGCCAGGCATATTTTTGCAATCATCAGCAAGCTGGAGCTTTGAGAGTCAGCACAGGCATCAAGCAGGCGTTTAATTTCGTCCGGGGCCAGGAACGCTAGTTCTCCCTCTGCGATTTTGAATGTTGGCAGCCCTGCTAGTGGGTTAGGGGCTGACCAGTGGCCCAACTTTTTCAAGGTGCCAAAAACGGATGATAAGTTACGCTGTTCCAGGTTTACCGTGCGGGGCTTTACTGGCGACATTAGCGCACCGTCTTCGTTACGAACCTCACCTTTTAATCGTGCTTCACGATATTTTGTAAAGTCACTGGCGGTTAATTCAGAGGCGACGGGATCGCCCAGGCCATTGCAGATAATATTCAATTTCGCCATTAGGCGCTTAGGGTCTGCCAGCGTCTGGCCGTAAAGGGAGTGCCACTGCTCAATCAATTCTGACAAACGCCGCCGATCTTCCTTTTCACCCAGCCACGGTTTTTTGTTCACTTCATCCATGGTGAAATTTTCGAATGCTACAGCCTCGCCCTTTGTCGCAAATTGCTTGCGCACGCGCTTCCCGTCACGTCCGTTCGGATAACACTCGCATAACCACTTTCCGTTCGGCTGCTTTCTGATCGTCATAATTAAATGCTCTTAATGACTTTTACTGCACGGCCAATTACCTCAACGTCGTCGACAGAGCATTCAAAAGAGGTGTCATCTTGATGGACAATAATTTTATTCCCTGGGATGCGGGCAATCTTCACGATACTTTTCATTCCATCAATATCGATAAGCCAGATTCCGTTACTGAGCTGTTTTGTAGAGGTATCAATAACGTAATCCCCTTCAGTCGTTTTTACGTACAAACAGTCTTCTGCTTTACCTGAAATCAGCCCCTGATCAAGATAAATATCCTCCAGTTCATTAAAAGTACCGCCCTCTATCGTTACCTGTTTCACTGGCGGGACGACAATCTTAGAAAGGGGGCGTACTGTGGGCTGACTCTCGTTTTTGGACTTATTTTTTTCGTCTGCCTGAGGGTACATTTCGCCTTGCCCTGTTGTTAACCAGAGCAAAGAAATGCCTGTTTCAAGAGCGCATTGGATAACCCAGTCAGCAGGAAAGCTGTCACGTAACATCCTGTTTGCCATAGTACTTTTAGAAGCTTGAAGATGCTCAACTAAAGCAATCTGAGTATTGAAACCGTAGGCAGTCATTAGCCTTTTGATAGCTTCCCTTCCTCCCGTATTTGTACCGCTGTTGATCTTCAAGTTGAACTCTCCATTTGACAATCCAATATCGGGATCGTAAGTTATGTCCAACTTCTAAAGTGAGAGTTTGGAAGTTGGGGTTGAACATCATAAAACGCACTAAAACTAAAAGATACTGCACTATGAGCACAGATATTTCAATTCGAGTACCAAAAGAGATGGCTACGCCTGCAGAGTTCGCGGAGTGGGAAGGTATTTCCCGTGGCTCTGTATACCAAAAAATTCATCATGGTCATCTTGCTAAGTACATGGTTAAAAAAGAGAAAAATAAAGGTCGCGTAAGCCTGCGTTACTTAATGTACAAAACCGATCAGGTCCGTGAGTCTCTTGGTCATTCCAACTTCCGCGTCATTGTTGGTCAGTAAGTTCGATTATGAGAACTTTTTAAGGGGCCCACATGTTTGATTATAAGATTTCCAAACATCCGCATTTTGATGAAGCCTGCCGGGCTTTCGCACTGCGTCATAACATGGCGAAACTGGCAGGGCGTGCCGGGATGAATGTTCAGACTCTGCGCAATAAGCTTAACCCGGACCAGCCGCACCAACTTACCGCGCCGGAGATCTGGCTGCTTACTGATCTGACCGAGGATTCAGCGTTGGTTGATGGTTTCCTGGCTCAGATCCACTGCCTCCCGTGCGTGCCGTTAAACGAAGTCGCGCGCGAAAAGATGCCGGAATATGTTCTAAAAGCTACGGCAGAAATCGGCCGCGTGGCTGCCGGCGCTGTTTCCGGCGAAGCGCATACAACGGCAGGGCGCCGTCAGATTGTTGATAGCATTAATTCAGTTACTCGACTGATGGCATTAACCGCAGTGACGTTGCAGGCGCGCCTGCAGGCAAGCCCGGCAATGGCCAGCACCATTGATACAGTCACTGGCCTGGGTGCCTCGTTTGGTTTGATCTGAGGTGGCTATGTTGACTAAACAACCATCTATCGCATCGCTGCTCGTTAAGCAAAGCCCATCACCTCATTTCGGGCATGGCTGGATCATGGGGAAGGATGGCAAGCGCTGGCATCCGTGCCGCTCTCAGGATGCGCTGCTGGAAGGTTTAACCGGTAACAGGAAAAGAATGTCATGGCTTTCAAAGCTGAAGATATCACTATCAATATGAGCGCCGGGCAGCGTGCCAGTGCGTTAAATCATATATCTGTGCTACGCACCGCTCTATATGGCGACTGTGAAAAAGAACTTAATCGCTTTATTAACGAAATGCGTGATAAGCGTGATGAAAAGTACGAGCTGAATAATCGTGTGCTTGCTGCATTATTTTTTCTTGCAAATATTAGCAAGGAGCGTCACTGCGTTGAGTTTAGTGAGCTGACGAGTGACGAGGTAACCGCACTTATTGGTGTGATGAACCATCTTCGCGCAGTCGTGAGTTTATTTCCAAAACGGCTAGCCATGCCGAATTAAACGACAACAGAAATTAATGGCGTATACCCGCCGGGCATTTTTTTGCCCAAATTCAGGAGAAACAACAATGCGAAATATCGAAACCCGTTCCAACAAAATCGGCCCGGATGATGCAGGTCTTAACCAGATACTGACAGAGGCCCGTATGGAAGAACGCCGTGCACGTGCTGCGGCGATGGCTGCCCGTCTTGATAGCATGGCGTGTCACATCACATCGCGCCAGCTTAATCACGTTGAGGCGGCGGAGCTGCTGCGCGTTGCTGCGGAAAACATCCAGAACGAAGCGCAGGAGATCCACTGATGGCTGATTCTATGGACCTCGTACAGCAGCGCGTTGAAGAAGAACGCCAGCGGCACATCCACACCGCCCGCAATAAAGCGCCGGGCGTTTCCCGTGTCTTGTGCATTGACTGCGACGCACCAATACCGCCAGCCCGCCGCCGTGCTATTCCTGGTGTGCAGTGCTGCATCACCTGTCAGGAAATCGCAGAGCTGAAAGGCAAACACTACAATGGGGGTGCTGTATGAGCACCATCCTGAAATGGGCGGGCAATAAAACCGCCATCATGCATGAGCTGAAAAAGCACCTGCCTGCAGGCCCGCGACTGGTTGAACCTTTCGCGGGTTCCTGCGCTGTGATGATGGCGACAGAGTATCCTCATTATCTTGTCGCGGATATTAACCCTGACTTAATAAATCTATATCGGGAGATAGCTACAAACGCATCAGATTTTATTGAGCGTGCCAAACACCTGTTTAAAATTTTCAATAGTGCAGATGGTTATTATGATAGCCGGGATTCATTCAATCAGGATAAAGATCCTGAGTGGCAAGCGCCTCTCTTTTTATTCTTAAATCGTCATTGCTATCGTGGTCTTTGTCGTTATAACAAAAAGGGCGAATTTAACGCGCCTTACGGTCATTATAAAAAACCGTATTTTCCTGAAAATGAAATCCGCGCTTTTGCTGAAAAAGCTACCCGTGCCACGTTTATCTGCGCCAGCTATGACGAAACTTTGGCGTTATTGGTGCCTGGGGATGTTATTTATTGCGATCCGCCATATGACGGTACTTTCAGCAACTATCACACTGCCGGTTTTACTCAGGACGATCAGTATCAGCTGGCCTCTATTCTTGAGCGCCGGGCATCAGAAGGCCATCCGGTCATTGTTTCGAACAGCGACACTTCTCTGACTCGTTCCCTGTATCGAAATTTCACTCATGACCGCATTAACGTAAAGCGCAGCATCGGCGTTGCCGCGGGCGAAGGAAAAAGTGCTGACGAACTTATTGCTGTACTGAAGCCGGGAGTATGGGCTGGCTTTGATCTAGCTGGCGGCCCTGATCGCTCTGTCGTGCATGAGGTGCGCGCGTGAGTCATCACGAAGTTGAAAAGCACGGCGGAGCAGAAGATTCCGCCGCTGCTTTTGCCTGGAATTTACCTAAAAAGGCGATTAACCCCTATCTGGACCCGGCAGAAGTAGCGCCGGTTTCTGCGCTTTCAAACCTGATTACTCTCTATGCTGCGGATAACGAGCAGGAACAGCTGCGCCGCGAGGCTCTGAGTAATGAGGTCTGGGACCGCTATTTCTTCAATGAATCCCGTGATCCTGTTCAGCGGGAAATGGAGCAGGACCGGCTGATCAGCCGTGCCAAAATGGCCCGCGAGCAGCAGCGGTTTAATCCCGATCTGGTGATTCTGGCGGACGTAAGCGCTGAAACATCACATATCAGCAAGCCACTGCTTGAGCGCATTAAATATTTCGAGGGCCTGGGCAAGCCGAAGGCATATTCCCGCTATCTACGTGAAACCATCAGGCCGTGCCTTGAACGCCTGGAGCGCGTGCGTACCAGCCAGGTTTCTGCGTCATTCCGTTTTATGGCGAGCCACGACGGGCTGGAGGGCCTGCTGGTTCTGCCTGAAATGAACCAGGATCAGGTTAAGCGGTTATCTACCTTGGTGGCGGCACACATGAGCATGTGTCTGGATGCTGCCTGCGGTGAGCTGTTTTCGGATGAAGACGTTACGCCGGAAGAGATCCGCCGGTCATGGGAAAGGGTGGCGGCTGAGGCCATGCGCCTTGATGTTATCCCGCCTGCTTTCGAGCAGCTGCGCCGTAAAAAGCACCGCCGTAACCCGGTCCCATACGAACTTATTCCGGGTTCGCTTGCCCGTATGCTCTGTGCTGACTGGTGGTATCGCAAGCTGTGGCAGATGCGGTGTGAATGGCGGGAAGAACAGCTGCGCGCCGTCTGCCTGGTTAACAAAAAGGCGTCCCCGTATGTCAGCTATGAGGCCGTGATCCATAAACGCGAACAGCGCCGCAAATCGCTGGAGTTCTTCCGCTCGCATGAGCTGACCAATGAGCAGGGCGATACGCTGGATATGGAAGACGTGGTAAACGCCAGCAGCAGCAATCCGGCGCACCGGCGCAACGAAATGATGGCCTGCGTTAAAGGGCTGGAGCTGATCGCAGAAATGCGTGGTGAATGCGCCGTGTTCTATACCATCACCTGTCCGTCACGCTTTCACGCAACGCTCAATAACGGCAGGCCAAACCCAAAATGGACCAGTGCCACGGTCCGGCAGAGCAGCGATTATCTGGTGCATATGTTCGCCGCCTTCCGTAAGGCGATGCACAAAGCCGGGCTGCGCTGGTATGGCGTCCGCGTTGCTGAGCCACACCATGACGGCACCGTGCACTGGCACCTGCTTTGCTTCATGCGCAAAAAAGACCGCAAGTCCATCACTGCACTGCTGCGTAAATTTGCCATCCGTGAGGACCGCGAGGAGCTGGGCAACAATACCGGCCCGCGTTTTAAGTCTGAGCTGATCAACCCGCGCAAGGGTACGCCGACCAGCTACATCGCGAAGTACATCAGTAAGAACATCGACGGGCGTGGCCTGGCTAACGAAATCAGCAAAGAAACCGGCAGATCACTGCGGGACAATGCCGAACATGTCAATGCCTGGGCCTCGCTGCATCGCGTCCAGCAATTCCGCTTTTTTGGTATTCCGGGGCGTCAGGCATACCGTGAGCTGCGTTTGCTGGCAGGCCAGGCCGCGCGACAGCAGGCCGATAAAAAAGCCGGAGCGCCGGTACTGGATAACCCGCGTCTGGATGCCGTGCTGGCGGCAGCCGATGCCGGGTGTTTTGCCACCTACATCATGAAACAGGGCGGCGTACTGGTTCCGCGTAAACATCACCTGGTCCGCACGGCTTATGAACTCAATGACGAGCCATCAGCCTATGGCGATCACGGCATCCGTATTTATGGCATCTGGTCCCCGATTATTGAGGGACGGATTTGCACGCATGCGATGAAGTGGAAAATGGTTCGTAAGGCCGTTGACGTTCAGGAGGCGCCAGCCGACCAGGGCGCTTGCGCCCCTTGGACTCGTGGCAATAACTGTCCCCCTGTGGAAAAAATGAACTATTTTGAGTCGGATTTATCAGGTGAAAAACAGCTGGAACCGCTGCCGGACTTCAATAGTATGAGCCGAAAAGAGCTACGGGAGCTAAATGCGAGGCTGCGACAGGTAAGACCGAAGCGGCGGAAGGGTTACAAACAGGAAATTAACGATCGGCTGCGCCTGCAGCTTGAACATGAGTTGAAGTCCAGAGGGTTTGACGGCAGCGAGAATGAGATCGATCTACTGCTGCGTGGTGGCAGCATTCCATCGGGGGCCGGGCTGCGGCTTTTTTACCGCAATCAGCGGCTGCAGGAAGATGACAAATGGCGGCAGTGGTACTGATTACGCGTCTTTAGCAATTCTCGCTCTTCTTCGATCCCATCGGATACATCTGATTGAATGATAAAAACTATTTTACAACTGAAAAATCGTAATATACTGTATATAACAACAGTGTGCGCCGGGAGACCGGTTAGAGATCAAGGGGTGAAAGTCCCCGACCATTGAAGGACCAGCAATCCACAAGGTCCCCGAGTCATGCGTTGCATAC